ATTATGTAGCTTACTTATTTTCTAATGTGCAGGGATTTTCAAAAGTGGGAACCTACACAGGAAACGGAAATGCCGATGGAACATTTATTTACACAGGATTTAAACCAGCTTTCTTTTTACAAAAAAAATCAAGTGCTTCAGGTAGTTATTGGTCTCTTTTTGATAATAAAACAGGTGGTGCTAATCCTGTGAATAAGAGATTATTTCCAAATACTACTGACGCTCAATCAACTGCTGATTTTTTGGATTTTTGTAGTAATGGGGTGAAATTCCGAAACACGGATGGAGATTATAATGGTTCAGGAGTAACATATATCTATATGGCATTCGCAGAAGCACCATTCGTAAATTCAAACGGAGTACCTTGTAACGCAAGATAAACCTTAAAGGAGTTAATCAATGCAATTATCAAAACATTTTAAATTAGAAGAATTTACAAAATCTCAAACAGCTATTCGTAAAGGAATTAAAAACGAAGCTGGAAGTGGAGAAATAAAAAACTTAACTGATTTATGTTATATAGTATTAGAACCTGTAAGAGCAAAGTTTGATAAACCAATTACTGTTACATCAGGTTATAGATCAGAAGAACTATGTGAAGCTATCGGTAGTAAAAAAACAAGCCAACACGCAAAAGGTCAAGCAGTAGATTTTGAGATAGCTGGAGTATCTAATCTTCAAGTAGCAGTTTGGATAGAAGCTAATTGCGACTTCGATCAATTAATTTTAGAGTATTGGACAGGAGAACAAAATAGTGGTTGGATTCATTGTTCTTATGTTGAGGGTTCTTGTAGAAAACAAGTGCTTACTTATGATGGGAAAAAATATGAAAATGGATTACCTGATATGAAATGGTCTGGTGGTCAATTAAGAAATTAAAATCAATTACAAAATGTTGCAATATTAATCAATAAGTTGTATTAAAAAGTATGTCTTATAAAAGAATACTTGTGATAAGTGATATGCACTTACCTTATCATCATAAAGACTCAATACAATTTTTAAAAGAAATCAAAAAAGAATTTAAACCAGACTTCATTGTTAATATTGGAGACTTGTTAGATTTTCACGCAATCAATATGCACACACACGATCCAGATTTATATTCTGCTGGAATGGAACTAGATAAAGCAAAAGAATATATTAAACAACTGGAAGATTTATTTCCTGAAGTAACAGAAGTAGATTCAAACCATTCAAGTTTAGTTTATAGACGAGCATTAAAATATGGAATGTCAAAACAATTTTTAAAACCTTATGGGGAATTTCTAGGAACTAGAAAATGGAAGTGGGTAGATGATTTAACTTTAACAATGTCTAATAAACAAAGATGTTTCTTTACTCACGGAAGAAGTGCTGATGTTTTAAAGGTATCTCAAACTATGGGTATGTCAGCAGTACAAGGACACTATCATACAAAGTTCTTAATAAGCTACTGGGCAAATCCTGATAATCTATTCTTTGCTATGAATGTGGGTTGTCTCATCAACCAAAAAAGTATGGCTTTTTCCTACGCGAAAAATTTTAAAACAAGATTTATATTAGGTTGCGGAATTATTATAAATGGTGTACCTAGATTGCTCCCTATGGTAATCAATAATCAAGGAAAATGGATTAATAAAATAGTATGACAAATAAAGGAACAGAAAAGAATAGTAAGCTAAAAAATGCCCTTTTAAAGAGCCATAGATCAACGCAGAGCAGTGATTCAGCTATAACTGACCAAGTGGGTGGCACTTGGTATAAGAAGCTAAAAATACAGCCTTTAGAGTATTGTATGAATAACAATCTCAATGCTTGTCAAACAAAAGCTATTAAATATACAACAAGGTGTTTAATTAAAAACAAAGATAAAAAAACAAAAAAACAAGACATAGATAAAGCAATACATTGTTTAAATATGTTAAAGGATTTTATAGATAATGATGTGGTTTAGTTTAGCAAAGCTAGGATTAAAAGCTGGGAGTGAGATATATAAGAAACGTCAAGAAACAAAAGTCTTGATGGCAGATGCAGAAAGATTACAAGCACAAAAGATGGCTAGCGGAGAATTAGCTTATACTCAACAAGTTACACAAGCACAAAAAAATGATTGGAAGGACGAATTTTGCCTTATCCTTATTTCAATTCCATTGTTGTTACTCGCTTGGTCAGTTTTCAGCGACGATCCAAATATTCAAATGAAGATAGATATATTTTTTGATAAATTTGAAAACTTGCCACTTTTTTACAAAGGACTCGTAGTGGGTTCTTTCTCCACAATTTTAGGAGTAAGAGGAGTTTCAGCATTTAAGAAAAAATAATACACTTTTAATTTCATTTAAGGTAATAATAATCTATGAGTGAAATAGATGCAGTTATTACAGATTTAAAAATACAAATAGAATCAAGAAATGATCCTTTAGGACATTATTTGTCTTTAAGGTTTATAGATATAAAGCCTACCTTTCCAAATGTACAAAAAACAATTATGGATATTGAAAAGAATGATGATCTTTATATTGTTGACTATAAATACAAATTTAGGGAAATTGATTGTAAGACAGATTTGTCTTATTTAGAATTTACAAGGCATTAATTATGTGGGGATTTCTCCCCACACAAACTATTAATTTTTAGTTAATTTATCTATCGCTAATTGATTAATAGATTTTTGTTTTAATGCATCACAATAGCTGTGAGCATTTTTTGCCTCTATTTTACAAACTAGATGATATTTTTTTCTTTTAGAAAGTTCTTGTTTAACTTTCTTATAACGATCATCATTAGTTGCTTTAACTTTAGCTTGTGCAACAGATACAGATTCATTAGTTTGCTTCTCACTAACTACATAATCAAAAACTTCCTGAACTTGATCTTTTGCTTGATCGTATTCTATTTCTGCATCAATACTTCTTTTATCTAAAGTATCAAGGTAAGCTAGAATATGATTAGGATCAAAGTCTAGTGGTCGTTTTTTAATATACATAGGTAATGAATCTTGTTCTGACATTAGCTATTGTTATTATCCTCGTATTGTTCAGGAACAAAATCAGTTGGATCAGGTGCAGGACTATTTTGAAAGTCTTGCATATGACTAGGCAACTTATCGTCCATATCATCACGAGGTTGTTGTGTTTGCTTTGGTTTATTAAAAGCTGGATTTGTTTTTGTCTTATCGTAATAAGGAAACAATTTCCAACCATTAACTCTATTATCCCAAAATCCTTTTAAAACTAGATTTTGGTTATTTAGATTAACTTCTAAAATACAGCCACTTTTTTTTGTAGATGTTATTCTAGCAGTTCCGCCATTACTATCAGAAGAAGAATTATTATAACTCTTTTTAGGATAGTTGTTGTTGTACTGTGGTCTATTATATGCCATCAGATTCTCCTTTGTTATATTTCAACACTTTGCATTTGTTCCATTACATATTTTGCTCCAATGAAAGCATTGAAAAGTTTTTTATTAAGAGGAATCTCCTTAATCTGAATCTCTGCATCTTTTTTAGATAATTTCACTATAAAAGATTTAGAAACTTTTGATTTAGTTTCTTCCTCATACGCATATTTATAAGCATTTAACTGCAAAAAATAGTCAAATGATATAAAATTACTTGTCTTAATATCTATTAAAACAAGATTTCCTTTCTTGTCTTTTACAACAAGATCAAGAGTGCCTACATAGTTGTATTTTTTAGAGTATATTTTTTTCTCTAATTCAACTACTTCATACTCTTGTTTATTCCACCAATCTAAAAAAAGATTCCAGCAATTAACTACTGCTTTATCAGATTGTTTTGGAATTTCTTTACCCTTTAGAAAGTCCTCAATAAGACCGTGAACTACTGTACCAACAAGTCCAGCATCTTCTTTAATCTTATTAGTTTTTTCTTTTGCAGTTTTAAAAATCCTTTCTAAACCTGCACGATCTAAAGGATCGTTATTATCTAACCTTTCATTAATTAATCTTTTAACCTCATTTAAAGGTGTAGCGACTAACCAATTAACCAAGTTAGGTTTAGGTAATCCTCTGCCACAGATTCCTGTAACTGATTCTACCTTTTTATCCTGTACATAATAGATATGTTTATCTTCATTAAAACTAACTATTATTTCAGGTTCGTACTTTAGTGGGTATTTTTTCCACATCGTTTTCTCCCTTCCAATTAAACCGATCTTCTAAAAACTTTATATCATAATCATAATATTTAATTAAACATAACATTCTAGCCACATCAGTTTTGATTCCTCTTTCAAATTTATATAAATCATAAATTGAAGAAAAGAATCGTTTGTTTTTATCTACAACTTCTTCAGCTGTAAGATTTTTTTCAAGTCTAATTTGTTTAAACTTGATACCCACCATCTTATTTAAAAGTCTTGATTGGGGTTTCATTTGAAACTCTGCCAACATACCTTTTAAAAGATAGTGGGATTTTGTTTGCTTATCCATCATAATTATCCTTTCTGTTAATTGAGAACTGAATGTCCACGATTAACTAAACATTTTTTATAAATGGATTCGTGTTGTGTTTCTGCAGTAGGACTTTCTACCCAAAAGATAAGTGAGCCTAGAAAAGAACTATTTGAATCAGCAACCATTTTACAATGTTGCAAATCATTAGTTATTTCTGAAGCCTTATCTTTATTGAAAGTACCACTACGACCAGCTGTATCTATAACAGGGTTATAAGCACAGTTAGTCAGAAGAAACATTACTACTATTAGTTTTCTCATCTTTCTTCTTCCTTTCTAGTTTATACTCTTTCTTATTTTTTGATTTAGAATTTATTACTAAATCATATTCATCAATAAAATGCTCTGTATATATTCGAGATGTACCTGATCTCTTAATAACTCTATTCATAGCATTTATTCTTTTATCTTGCCAAGTTATCATTTATTTGCTCCTTTTTGAAAAGTGTATTTTATTACACTAACCTTTGGATCAAACTCTAACTTACTACAACCTGACACCACTATAAAAATAATACCAATAGCTATTACCCAAAGAACCTTGTCTTTAAAGTCCTTTCTCCATTGTATATTTTTACATTCCTCACAATCATATCTGTGTTCTAAATGACCATTACGATTGCTAAAGTAAGTATGCTTCATAACATCTCCTTTTTTTGTTGACTCATCAGTATCTAGGAACAACCTAGATAGACAAGGGGAATTGAATCCCCTTGTTTCGTCTATTTTAGAATATTAGAAATATGTTCAATACTGCGTTTGAGTGAACTTTCTTGTATTCTATCATTCTCATTTTTAATGCCAGTTTTAATATCTTCTAAACTTTCAACAATATTTGTTAATTGTTCAGCAAGATATTGACCTGTCATTCCAGTGAAATATCCCAAAGCAATTCTATTTTGTTTGTTTGGGATTAAGTCTTTTAATCTTTTTATTTGATTTTCAAGACCTTTTTCTTCTACTAACATTTGTTGTGGGTTAAACATACTACCTCAACCTTACAACATTAGGATTATGGGAGAAGATAATTAAGCCACCAAGTTCTTGTAAGAACCTTGCTCTATCATCTGACCTATCATCACTATTAGCCACATTAGTAATTGCATTAGCAAAGTCGTATTTGCTAGTTGTAAAAGTTTCTCCAACATAATGGCTTAACCTTTCAAAGATTTCTTTTCTTTCATAATCAGTTATGCCGTGTCGTTTAGTAACTTCTACAATTTTATGAGAAGTAATTGTCTCATTTGTAGCATCTTTTAGCTTTTGTAAGTTCTCTTGAAAAACTTCAGGATTGCTTACAAGTTCTATTTGCTTTTGCATTTTATCAATAATTGAAACCCATTGAGTATCTTTCTCTGGGTGAATTATGATTTTACCAACGTGTCTTTGAAAGAAACGATTTAGCAAACTTGGTGCAACCATTCCATTAGTACAAACCAATCTATAAATAAATGGTTGTATTAATAAACCACCATTACCAATTTCTGAATTAGTAATAGTTATTCCACCTTGAACTATATCGTCTTTCTGAACCTCGCCCTCTAATTTAGGTAAAGTTGCAGTAACATTTAATCTATCCCCATCATAATGAGAATATTTAAACTCTGCTCCTAAATCCATCATCTTATTTAAGGCTGGATTCAAAACGTGATGTGCGTCTATTATCTTATAACGATTAGATAATATTGCTCTCACATTTTTTGTCTTGTGCCAGTTTTCAT